AATTTTTTTCTCAACTTTTGTAAAAATTTTATTTTATGGAATTATTATTGTTACCGCATGCGGTCTATTTATGTATTGGCTGTATTTTATTGGTGAGTACTTTTTAAAGGATAAAAAAAAATGACAACTACTACCGGAAATTTTGAATTAAAACATGGCGATGACTTTATTATCGCTATCGACGTATCTGGCTCTATGGCCACCACTGATTGTCCAGGCGGCCTATCCCGCTTTGACTTTGCCATGGAAAAAACGCGTCAGTTTTGCAGGGAAGCCGAAAAAATTGACGCAGATGGCATATCGGTTATTACATTTGGTCATTCTGTGCAATCGTATGAAAACGTGACAAATGTCAAAGTAGAGGAAGTGCTAACACGCGCTAAGCCCATTGAAATGGCTACACGCACGGATTTGGCTATTAATACTGCCTATGGTGAACATACTAAGAATGGTAACGACCGCACTATATTGCTGATTGTCACTGATGGCGAGCCTACTAGCATGTCGGATGTGTTCCATTCCATTGCCACTATTACGGGTAAAGTTAAAGATCCGGCGGAATTTCGCATCTGTTTTCTAACGGTCGGCGAGATTAATCAAGGCTTGCGCGTGTTCTTAACCAAACTTGATGACAATATTCCTGGCGCTAAACATGACATCGTCGATGTATTGCCATTGAATGAGGTAGATTTCTATGCGGCTGCTGCTGGTGCACTTACTGGCTAGATAGAAACGGGGGTATCAGCTATCCTACTGTTAAGCTTCGCTTTACAGGATGTAATTGATGCCCCTAGACGATACGCAGAAACGGATTCTGCAACGTCTTAAAGATGATTTTGAGCATTATGCTCCCCGTTGTCTTAAGATTCGCACCAAATCAGGTGAAATTCTTCCTTTTGGCCTCAACAAGGCTCAAGCGCATATACATGCCCGTATCGAACAACAAAGACGAGAATTGGGGTATGTACGGGCTATTATCCTTAAAGGCCGACAACAAGGCTGTTCTACTTATATCGAAGGCCGTTTCTATTGGAAAGTGACACACCGATTTGGTGTCAGGGCATTTATATTAACGCATGAAGAAGAAGCTACCAAAAACCTCTTTGAAATGGCACGGCGATATTATGACAATTGCCCTTCCATTATGCGACCCAGAACAGAAGCGAGTAATGCAAGAGAGCTTGTTTTTGCTGAGCTTGATAGCGGCTATAGGTTGGGCACCGCCGGGAACAAGGCCGTTGGTCGTTCAAGTACAATCCAGTATCTCCATGGCTCAGAGGTTGCTTATTGGGCAAATGCCGCTGAACATGCGAAAGGTATATTCCAGGCTGTACCGCATGAACGCGATACCGAAATCATTCTGGAATCAACTGCTAATGGAGTGGGAAACTACTTCCACGAACAATGGCAGCTAGCTGAATCGGGTAAAAGTGAATTTATTCCTATCTTTGTTCCCTGGTATTGGCAAGATGAATATGTTTTCAAACTCCCTGCAGACTTTACGCTTACAGATGAAGAACGTGAACTAAAAGAATTCTATAATTTATCCGACCCGCAACTTATGTGGCGACGCGTTAAGATAAATGAACTTTCGGTAGGAGGCATTGATGGCACTAAGGCTTTCATGTCGGAATATCCTAATACGCCAGTGGAAGCGTTTATCTCCACTGGTGAAGACACACTTATTGACGCTACTGTGGCCATGCGTGCACGTCGGTGCGTGGTTGACCCTATTGGTCCACTGCTTGTTGGAGTTGACCCAGCACGATTTGGGGATGATAGAACGGCTATTATATTCCGTCAGGGACGCAGTGCTTTTGGATTAAAAACCTATGCTAAAAAAGACCTTATGGAAATCTGCGGGATTGTGCATAAGATTATCGAGGATCGAGCGCCTACGAAGGTCTTTATCGATGTTGTTGGCCTTGGTGCAGGACTGGTTGACCGGCTCAACGAATTGGGACACAAGAATGTGGTGGTTGCCGTTAATGGGGGTAGCAAGCCTCTCGATGCTGTGCGTTATGTTAATAAACGTGCTGAGATGTGGTGTGAGTTAAGAGACTGGTTAAACGATGAACCAGCACAAATCCCCGACAGCGATGAATTACATGCTGATTTATGTGGTGTTAAGTGGAAACCTGACAGCAAATCGCGTATTTACCTCGAAAAGAAAGAAGAAATGAAGAAACGTGGGTTGCGATCTCCCGATTCAGCCGATGCACTAGCTTTGACCTTCGCTTATCCATCGGCTGCTGCTATACATACAATTGACCGGCATTATAGTGGTGTCGCAAAAAGCTTCGCAAGAATCACTAACCATATCGACAAACTCAAGAGAGCTGCTTATACGCATTAGGTAAGTTATACTCCTTAGAGCGACAGGACGTTGCTTAATTTCCTTTACTAAAGAAGGACATGTCACATGGAAGTGGCTAAAAGACATCAAGATCAGTTATCGCGCATTAAAGACCAGGTTAAAAACGCTTACGAACATTTTAAACCAAACTATGATAGGTTCAATGAATTTAGACGTTTTGTCTTTGAATCTTCGCTGACCGGTGATGAAATCACATTGCTAATGACGCTCTCACGTCCCCAACTCGAATTTAATATCCTAGAAGCCTATGTTTCACGTTTATTAGGAGAATTTTCCAAACAAGAACCTTCTATTATTGTTGCGACCGATAATGATAATTTTACTGATCCAGAAATGGTCCGTACCGTTGAAGGTCATTTACGTCATACATTGACTGATTCCAGCAATCATCATGTCGCCTATGAAGTCTATAAAGATTTGCTCTCTGGCGGCTTTTCTACGTTCAAAATCACGACTGAATATGCGCATCCCATGAGCTTTAATCAAGTCATCAAATGGGAACGTGCTTTTGACCCGACTATGACTGGCTATGACCATCTAGCGCGCTATTCCCATAAAGGGGATGGTCGATTTTGTTTTGAACTCTTTCCGATGAGTAAAGAAGAATTTGAAGAACTCTATCCGGACGTAGATACAAAAACTATCAGTTTCAGGCGTGATTTTGCAGGATTTAATTGGTCTTATTTGAATGACAATACCGAAATCCTTATCGTCGCTGACTTTTATCAGAAAGTAAAACGGCGCGTTAAAATCGTTCAGTTACAGGACGGCAAAGTCATTCGTTATGATAAATACAAGAAAATGGTAGACGAATGGACTGATTTATTAACCCCTCCTCCTGCTTATGTGGGGAAACCACGTGTCACTGAGCTAGAGCATATTGAACGTTTCCGTATTATCGAAAACCAAGTTATTGAACATGAAGACACTGATTTCACCATGTTTCCGTTAGTGTTTGTAGATGGTAATTCCATTCTCGTGAAAACTCCTAAGAATGGTAATGTGCGTCAGGTAACGCGCCCTTATGTATATCATGCGCGCGGTGCGCAACGGCTGAAAAACTTTGCTGGTAATTCGCTTGCCAATGAAATTGAAAACACCGTTCAACATAAGTTTATGGTTAAGAAGGAAGCGCTGCCCAAAGAAGAAGAGTTCTTGCAAGCATTCAAGGATGTGCAAAAAGCCTCTGTATTAGTGGTCAATGCTTTTGATGAACAACATCCTGATAAGCCTATTCCCGATCCACTACGCGAAGTGGCGCGTGTCCCTGCTCCCCCTGAAATCTTCCAAGGCTTTAGCGTCGCCGACAGCCTTATCCAGAACATTCTAGGCTCCTATGATGCAGCGCTGGGAATCAACGACAATCAATTATCAGGCGTGGCCATAGTCGAAGGTGCCACCCAGTCTAATTCTGCGGCGATGCCGTATATCGTGGGTTATCTGCAGGGTTTACAACGTGTGGCTGAAATCCATATTGACCTAATGCCTAAATATTACACCACTCCCCGTACGCTTCCCGTTAAAGATATTGAAGGCAAGCCAAGTTATATCCGCGTTAATGAACCCCAAGGACCAGAGCTATATTACGACGAAAATGCGCTTAACGTTAAAGTCGAAGCCGGTATTAATTTCCATGTACAGCAATCTAAAGCACTCGCCCAAATCATTGGACTTATGCAAGCCAGCCAACAATTTGCAGCCTTTATGAACGAAAAAGGCTTAATGATATTGCTGGATAACATTGAGATTCGCGGTATTGAGCAAATTAAAGATATGGCCAAAGGCTGGATGCAAGAGGTCGCCGAGCAAAAGAAAATGATGATGCAACAGCAACAGGAACAAATGAAAAACAATCCTGCGATGCAGAAAAACCAAATTGAAATGGCGCGCCTGGAACATGACAAGGAAAAATCGGCCAAAGAAGCCGAAGTGGATAGTGCAAGAATCAAAGGCGAATTAATTCGCGCACTAGCAGACATGCGTAATACTAAAGAAAACAATGCGCTCAAACGTGAAGAAATACAGCTTAAACGTGAAGAACTGCATAGCAAAGAGCACCGAGAACATAAAGACATGGGGCATCGACATATGCATGAGGCATTACGCCTGCATCACGATGTGCAACAAGCCAAAAAGGAGAATAAGCATGGTAGCAATAATCGTCCGTCCCAGTAAACGTGAGCGAGTCACTTACAATGAAATGCGCGAAGGGCGCATGCATACGCTAGATAAAGGGCGTAGTGTTCGAGAAGCAGAAGTAGCGATTCGTGACCACCTGGATGGCGCGACACCTGCAGAAAGACGCAAAGAATATGACAATCATTTTAGGAAGAAATATTAATGAATATAGGTGAACAAAGAGTTCGTTTAGAGTTTAACCCTAATGGAAATGAAGCGGTTCAAGAAATAAAAGAAAAAACTGCTGAATTAATTAGTTTTTGTGAACATTTGAAAGCATTAGATCCTAGATTAGCTTCATTAGCGCAGACTGCCTATGAAGAAGCCGCTATGTGGGCAGTTAAAGCTGCAACAGCCACAAAAAAGGAATAAATTATGCCATTAGTTAAAGGTGCGAAAGCTAAAACCAAGAAAGGTTTTTCTACTAATGTTAAACGCGAAATGGCAATTTTATTCTCTAAATCCATGACTAATATGCTTAAGGTGTTCTAGGCTATGGCAATTTGGGCAAAGAACTTCAAGGTTGGACATATCATTGTTATTGCGATTTCTATCCTTATGATGAACTCCAAGTATACGAGGCTCTCCATTATAGCCGCACCTATTGCAATTATTAATCAATTTACGAGTAATCATTGCTTTTCTTACCGTGGTGAAAGATGGTTTAAATGTTTCTTTAGATGCTTTATTCACACAGGATTTAGAACAGTATTTTCTATTATGACAAGCATGACCGATAAATTTTTCAAGGCAATGATGGCAGGTAAATTCAGTCTTGCCTTTATTTCTTTGTGCAATATTGTAGCAAGATGTGGAACAGTATTTAGCTTTATTACATCTCGAAGAAATATGCGTAAATGGATTAGAGCAAATAAGACAGTTAGTCTTAATTTCAATTCTGGCATCTTTAGCTTGACAGCTGCGAGAACAATATTTTGAGGTCGGAAGTAAATAGGGCTTAACTCTATATGGAGTTTTGCAAAATATACAGATTTTATTAGGAGGTTTCATATGCCACTCAAGAAAGGGAAGTCTAAGAAGATTATATCGGATAACATAGCGGAATTGCAACGGTCTGGTCGACCACAAAAACAAGCAGTAGCAATAGCTTATAGTGAAGCTGGTGAAAAACGTAAAAAGGCTAAAAATAAATGAAAAAGCTAATCGAAAAGACCAAAGATAAAGTTCCGGCACGTATCAAAGAAACGCCAAAGAACAGTAAAATTAAAGGCCAAGAACCACGCGCTAAGAAAGAAGCCAAGAAAGCGAAACGCGGCTATGAGTTCGAAAACATGGCAAATGCGCCCGATAAAATGGAAGGCAAAGGACAAAGACAGCGATAATGGATTTAAAAGAAGTAATCGAAAAATTGAAAGAACATGGCATTAAATGCTCTATTTTCAATAAATTTGGCGAATCATTTATTAAGCTTTCTGGCAATGAAAAGAAACCCAGTGTGCATCAGACATTTGACCAGGATGATTTTGATGACATTGTGCCCTGGATTCAGAAAATGACGCTTAAATGGTATGGAGTGGAAATAAAATGAGTTGCGGATGTTTGTGCCATAATAGTATGGCACCAATTATGTGTACTTGTTGTTCTGGGCAAACGGCAATGGGATGGGGGCAGTTATCATCGACTCACCCGATTAATAATATTAATTTACCTTATAAGCCACCCTCCCCTCATTATCTGCCTGGTAATATTCAATTTCAGCCATCGCCCGATATTCTCGACAGATTGGCAAAAATAGAATTACAATTAGAGCTGTTGATCAACAATCACAAGGACTGTGAAAATGAAAGAAAAGAAAATGATGAAAAAAGATGGCGTGATGTCTAAAAACAACGACGGCATTAACCGTAAAATCGTGGGTCGTAGCATGATGGAAATCGGTCAAGGCGGAAAGATGGGTAAGACTGGAGCCGCTCGTAAGGGCGAATCTAAGCCTCATAATGGCGGCAAGATGGAATATAATCCATAGTCTGATATAATTTCAAAACTGCTTCCCACGGTAGCTCAGTTGGTTAGAGCACCTGCAGAAAGCGCAGAAGGTCGCACGTTCGAATCGTGCCTGTGGGAAGTATCTGTTGCGCAGTGGAGCAGTAGTAGCTCGGGAGTCTCATAAACTCTAGGTCGGCGGTGCAATTCCGTCCTGCGCTACCAATGCCTAGTAGCTCAGAGGTAGAGCGACGGTCCGTTAAACCGTTGGTCGTACGTTCGATTCGTACCTGGGCAGCCATGCTGCGTTAGCTCAATTGGTAGTAGCAACTGCCTTGTAAGCAGTAGGTTGGAAGTTCAAGTCTTTCACGCAGCACCAATAAGGGATCGTCTAACTGGTAGGACTTGAGATTTTGATTCTCACAATCTAGGTTCGAACCCTAGTCCCTTAGCCACTTATACGGGATTTCCGTACAACCCAATTCCAACTGTCAAACAATTCCTTACAGTTCAAAATGTCAATAGACCTTCTCTATTGACACCGTACTCTATTCCTCTAATCTGATAGATGAGAGACCACGACATGGATGTCAGGTTTCTCAAGTGGAGACTCGCGCCATAATGCGAGGTGGACCGTGACGGGGTTAATAGTCCGATACCTATGCGTAATTAGGGCTGACCGTGACGGGGTTAATAGTCGACAAGGATGTCTTATTTGATGGATGAAGCTCAAGGAATGA